TGGTGCTGCTCCGGTTGGAGGGCAAACGAGTACACGTTGATGCCGACCGCGGGGATGTTGGTGTGGTGCTGGTACGGCTGAACCAAGTTGAAGTAGTTGCCGTCGCGAACCTGGAAGCGGTCGTGGCCGTTGAGCTGCAACAAGGCAGTGACGACCGGGTTCTTGCCGGCCATACCCTCGACGCGAGTGACGGAGTAGCCCGACTCCAAGACGGAGCGGTCCCACCAGTCGGAGTAGTTGAACGGCTGCTGACCCTTCCACGGGTTGATGATGGAATCATCGCACGAGACGTACGAGTCGCGCTGGACGACCCAGACGAGCTCCTTGCATGGGTGGTTGAAGTTCAACTTCAGCTTGTTGGCCGAAGAGGTGATGGACTCACCGCCAGTGAACTGCAAGACGTCGATCAAGTACTCGTGAGAGACCTGGGCGAACTTGCGGCGCTCATCCGTGTCGAGGTAGATGTAGTCGACGTACAGAGAGGCAGCAGCCAGACCGCACTGGCCAACGCGGTTGCGGATGGCGTGGGCGTCCGACGAGCCGTTCGAGTAGTCCCAGCACAAGTTGTTCAAGGAATCGAACTCGAGGTTGATGCGGACCTCGTGGTACTGGAGGGCAATCAACGGCAGAGCCAAGCCCGGGTTGCGGCAGAACCAGAACTGCAACGGGATGTACAAGGTGTACATCGGGGTGCACGAGGTAACAACCTCAGAGGTGAGGGGCTCACCGCCATAGCAGTCGTTGTCGCAAGCCGAACCACCCTGGTAGATCAGGTTGGTCAACTCGGGGACGTTGCCGACCATCTTGGCATAACCAGCCTGCTTACCGGCCTCCTGAGTGAGCTCGTTCCAGATGTGCATCCAGTCACCATACTGCTTGTCGATGCGCTGGCCACCGATTTCAATCTCAACGTAGTTGATCATGTTGTGACCGATCCAGTTCAACCAGCGGAACTGAGCGCCAGAACCGTCGGTGGACTGAAGGGCGACCTGCGGCAAAGTGGCCTGCAAGTACATGCGGTGAATCAAATCACCGTTGCGCTGGATGGTGCAGGTGACCTTCTTGCCGAAGTTCGGGGCGCCGTTGAACGGGTTCTCGATGGACTCCATGGCAAAGTTGGTGTGACGACGGTACACCACCTTGAAGAAAGTGATCTGCGGGTTGCCAGTCAGGTAAACGTCCTGGGCGCCGTAAGCTACAAGTTGCATTAAACCTCCACCTGTCATCTTTTTTTATACTTAGAGAATACAAAATAATTTTGGGAAAACACAAATTTTCAAAATTTGGCCGGGGGTTTTAGATCGAATACGTTTCTATTTTTTTGTATGTGTTCTTAATACAAAATTATTATTATATTTCTTTTAATGTATTATTATGTATTTTGGTTAAAATAAACGAATGAAACTATTGATATAGATGAGGTAAAATAATCTTATAAACTACTTATTTTATTACGAAAAAGAAGTCAAATATCCCGTACGACTTTTTATTGTCTTTTAAACGCACATTATATGTATATCGTGAAAGGAGGGTTTAAAACCACTCCACTCATACCGTGTAAGTACCTTTCACGACCATGAGCGAAAGTGCCTTTTTTAAAGTAAAGAGTTCAAAACGTAGTAATCCAGAAGCCCGTACCACACTCGATGCGATCCATCATCAAAAAATACAAAGTATGATGGAGGAAAAAGAGAAAGTTGTAGTTTATAAAAAAGAGCAGGAAGCATTGAAGAAAAAATTGGAGGAAACCACTTCTGATATGGATATTTGGCGGATCGAACGTGAGATCGAAATGTTAGATAAAAAGATCAAATCCATTGAAGACGGATCTGAAATGATGGACTACTATCTTCGAACAGGCGATATTTTGTACCATTATTATGATATTCAAGATCAGATCCAACAGGGAACCGCTAATTTTGTATCAAATAAAGCAAAACCTGGTTCCATTCTGGCAATTTTGGAGGAAGTTGCGGAAGATAAACATTCTGATAATAATTCGTTTGCGTTATCATCCAGTGAAGCAAAAACGGATACAGTTGTGGATGGATCAACAGAAGGTACTAAAGAGAAAAAGAGCTTTCAAAGAAATCAACTATTAAATGATTATCTACAGATCGAGGATCCATCCATGGGACGAAATACAATAGAGGAATATGACGATCCGTGGACAAATTGTGAAAACTGTGGAAATGAAATGATCATGTGTCTAAATGAAGCCAATCTCACTTGCTCCAAATGCGGACATCAGGAGTTTATCTTAGTAGATAGTGACAAGCCCTCTTACAAGGATCCTCCACGAGAAGTATGTTATTATGCGTATAAGAAAATTAACCATTTTAATGAATGGTTGGCACAATTTCAGGCGAAAGAGAGTACTGAGATTCCAGCGGATGTATATGATGAAATTTTACTACAATTGAAGAAAGAACGCATCACAAATATGAGTTCATTGAAACCCACTAAGTTGCGCGAGATTCTTCGTAAGATGAAGTGTTCCAAGTATTACGAGCATATTCCTCATATCATCAATCGTCTGAATGGTCAAAACGCACCGTTCATGTCCCGTGAAGACGAAGAGAAATTACGTCATATGTTTCGTGAAATTCAACCGTCATTCAAGAAACATTGTCCAAAAGGTAGACGTAATTTTTTATCGTATGGTTATGTATTGTATAAATTTTGTGAATTACTGGAAATGGATGAATATCTTTCCTGTTTTCCTTTGCTAAAAAACCGTGATAAACTCTATTTACAAGATAAAACATGGGAAAAAATATGCGGGGATCAGGGGTGGCAATATTTACGTACTGTCTAAAATGAATGTAATTATATAAAATTTGATTTCACTATGAATCTATATTGAAATCAACTATGGAAGACCAAATTGAAACAATTTGTAATCAACTATTTGAACAAAATAAAGCAAATCAGGATATTGCCTCCAAGATCATACGAAATTCAACAATTCAATCCATTCAAACAGATGTACATATCTTAAAACAGAATCCTATCAAATACCCGAAACGCTCTATTCCACAAATTCAAACACTTAAAAGGATGTTTCAAACAATCATCTTATTACTTTCTATGACATGTTCGACTATTATCTTTCATTCTATCATACTACTTTATTTTGGACTGGCACCTCATCTTACCACATATACATGCTATTCTCTTATTACAAATAACTATGCTCAATTCGATTTCATCAGTACACCATCTCTTATGAAGGGCGTAAGCTGTCTAGGATTGATGTATACGACCGTCATGAGAAATCAAGAACTCATTACACAATTTGATCGTCTTCATAATCATACACTTACATTCAATGGAGCTTTATCCGAAATTTACACAGATACAAAAATCACAATCTATTGTTTATACACTGGAAAGCGACAACTAAATGACACTCAATTGTATCAAGATGTGAGTTTGATTGAAGAATATGTTCAATGGACCATTGAAACAATATGGTATACCATGAGACATTCTGCGTCTGATTCAACACGTACCTTTATCAAATGGTTGAACAAAAAGACAAACTTTATTATCGCACTTCGCGATGCATTTATTGAATTACCTGTTATTCGACATGTTCGAAAAGCAGTACATGCGATTGAACATACTGTAGATCATCATGTATTTCAACCGATTAGGGAAACCGTCAAACATGGTGTACAATGCTTAATTGATAAAGTCACTTATTTCGGAAAACGACTCATTCAATGGGGTAATACCCATAAAATTGGAATGGAAACGATGAAATCAGGACGCATAAATAAAACGGCTACATAAATAAAAATAAATAGTATCTACAAAGATGGCAAGTGTAGGTTCAGAATTTCTGTACCATTTAGTGGTAAATAATATTGCTCCCATTATGGCATCCAGTGTAGCAGGAGTGTATACCTCTTATTTTTCAGGTCGAAGCGCTCCGACTCCAACCTTGATTCGTTCTGATATTGATGATGAACGAGAATTAGATTTATTACAAATGGATCGTATGTTAAAATGGATGAGTTTAATTTTTGAAGATTCATTTGTAACAATTGAAAAACCAAGTGAAAGAACAGCTACACAAGAATCCGATACACCCAATTTAGATGATACTCATAAAGCGTATAAAAAAGAACTCTATAATATTTATATAACAATATGTTCCGATTTTCGACAGTATCAAAATTGGAAAAAATACAATTCGAACATCTGGGTGTTTTCTTCTTATCGGAATAAAAATACTAAGGGATTGGCTCGAAAGATTCTGGGAGATGTGAAATTATTTAATGAAGGTCTAAAAATGTTCTCTATGTTTGATAAATTGTAATTCACTATCAGAATGAGTATAACCCCTTATTATGCGTATATGGATGAAAGAAGAGAATCCGAAACAGATTCTATTGATACTGATTCGATGGATCATATTGCGTCTATTTATGAGAAAATCAAACAAATTCAGATTGACCTTGCTCATATAAAATTAATGTTAGAAGAACAAAATCGGCCATATCGATGTATAGTAATGTGATAAATTTGATTTCATCATTTATAATATGTGAATGTATACATGTCTCTCCTACCACATCTCCAATTTCTTGAGCAACGTATGGCATCAATCGTCCATATTCCTACGCGATTTGAATACTATTCTGCGATTCATTTAACTAAACTACATAACATTCGCTTTTATGCCTACCAGGATATTCCTTTTAGCCATAAACGCGATAATGGATTTCCTCTTCATGACAAAGGGGTGGATCTAATCGATGAAACCTTTCGTCACATTGTTCAAGTGAAATACTATGGTCCCAAACGAAAAATTGGATATGGACATCTAGCGACATTCTTTGGGACTCCGCTTCTAGTTGGTAGAAAACATCTTCAATTGACACTCGTTCGAACCCGACATTCCAAAATTCATTCTGAAATTCGGAATATGGTTCAACGTGGAGATCTAGCCGATGTTACTCTTTGTTCCAATCAATTCTTACATTATGATTCTTAATTCTTACGTGTATTTCGTTTCTTATACCGAGTTCGACGAGCCCTTTTGGTACGACCTCCCTTGACCTTGTCTGAATATTTTTTTAACACATTTTGAGCGTTCCTCATTCGCTTATCAATTTGCTGTTGTAACTTTTCAGCTTCTTTAAGAACCTCTGGCGATAACTTTAGAAATGGCTTATTTGATACAGAACTAGACATTCTATATCAATATCATATAAAATATTTCAACTGCCGGAGATTTACGCATGATTGAATTAGTTCAACGCCACGATACGAATCACATATTTCAAAACTTAGTAATACAATTCAATATACAATGATTCATCCAACAACATAATATCCAATGATTTGGAAAATATGTTATTTTTAAAGAATTAATATAGGGTGGGGGTCATAACACATTTTGATTTACTACACGGAATGGATTCGAGTTTATTCAAAAATGGGTACTTACAAACGTGCGGGGAAGCCCACCAAATTTGCGCCCAATCCGAAGCCGGCTCCTTGACGTGCAGTAACACCGACCGAGGGCGAGACCGCATCCAACACGGCGAACACGACGGCGGCCAAAACAGCCAAGGTGGCGACCTCATCCAACGGCAAGGCGCGCTTCGGGATGAAGATAGCAGCAGCGGCGATAACAAGACCCTCAATGAGATACTTAATGATGCGATTGACAATTTCAGCAAATCCGTAGCCCATCATGATTTCTATATTTACACGCAAGAAAAAAAGTAACTGTCACAGCGTATGAGTTTAAAGCATGCCTATCTGAACAATCGTAGAGATGAGCTCAGATAAGAACGCCGTAATTGAAGATTTTTTGGACGAGGATACCGAAATTCCAGGTCAGCGATATGTGTTGCTAAGTTTTCTCAGTCCGGAGAAAGTTCTCGATAAAAAGGAACTGTTTTTCTTTGAGAAGTTCCTTCATGCGTATGAAGTCGATTGGAAGATCAAAAATCTGGAGAAATATATGGTAGACATCGTAAAAAACATTAATGATCAATTGGATGAGCGTGTGAAGGAGTTGGAGAAGAATGATCAGATGGCTTCTGCCGAAATCTGCCGTAAGAATCGTGTACAAATTGATAATGTAATGAGTCAGTATGGTTCATTTATTCAGAAGAGCAAGGCTGATTTGAACAAGACAAAGATTGTAGAAGCGTATGATGATTTTATGTATTCACACAAGGAGAAGCTGGAGCAAGAATTTCATGCGTTGAATGATTTCCGCACCACCATTCGTGGCGTCAAGGTTCGTGGTGTATATGGTAATCCAAAGGAGGCAGAGATTAAGGCAAAGAAGCTTCAGGCCAAGGACAAATATCACAATATCTTTATGGGTGAGGTTGGAAAGTGGACCCCATGGGATCCATCTCCGCATGAAATCAAGGATCAGGAATACAATAATGATCAATTGAATACGCTCATGAAGAAGTATCACGAAAATGAGGATGCCCGTGAGCAATTCTTCGAACAGCGTACAAAGGGTGGTAAGCAGGTATTTGGCGCATCTACCTCAGGTGGTTCATCTGCTGGTCAGTTTGATGGTATGTTTGGCGCACAGGGTGATTTGGCACTTCAGCGCAAGATTGAGAAGCCCGTTGTTACCATTGAAAAGGTAGAAGCGGACCCATCCGATGTAGCTCCGAATCAGGATTCGGAAAATCCGCAGAATTCAGTTGTAAACCCATCACAATAAACACAATATTACTAATTATTATAGAAAATACACATAATGATATGATTATTTTCTTAATAAAACACGCCATTCATTTATGAATAGTAGCCGGTATCAGGCACGGCACCGCCAACAAAGGTTGGGACGCATGACTGAGTCGTTCCATCACAGAAGGTACCTTCTGGGCAAGACTGCCCATTTCCGTTCGGGGATCCGCACATGTAATTGGTATTCGGATCCGGATGATACATGCTCGCCATTGATTGAGAAGCTTGAGCAGGGACCTGAATCGAACTGCCAGGAGCATTCGCCTGTGCCAAATCCTGGAATCCTGAAATTACAAAATGAGGTTCCATTCGATTAATATAGCGTACAATCATCGGCAGTACAACCACTGCCAACACCAATAATACAAGCATTGCGCCAATTCCCATTGCTTTCGGATGAGCCATTTTCTAGCAAATGGTGAGGTTTTATTATTGTTCACGATTAATATGAATGAGGCGGGGTCATACGCAAATCAGACAAGGAAGGCAACATGCTTGCCACATCGGAACGACAATATCCATTGATACACCGTACATGTTCACCTTGACATGAAGGTAGATCTACACCACATCGCAACGGACCTTGTGGAATATTATCTTCTAACCCCTCAGAACATGAAGAATAGTATATAAAGGATAACGCACCTACCACCAATATTATACATAATGTCGTTACAATCTTCTTATTCATTATAACTACTCATAATTAATATTTCTTTTGAACATTAATGGCCGGTCCTCGTAGTTTTTGAGAAGCGCGCGGATCATATTGTGACGCATCTTCTTCTTCCTTTACACGCGCCATCATCTCAGACTGACGCCATAATTCGGGCGCGCCCATCTTGAAATCACCGTGAACTTCAGCTTTGTACCAGAAAATAGTATCCTCTAGTTTATTACTCTGCGTATTGTTATTAATGACCAAACATTCATAATTTTGCGTACACTGATCCATCATTTGGCAGAAAAATTCAAAGGATGGAAAAGCAGAACCATAGTTTTCAAATAAACGCTTACGATTATTCATATAGGGCTCTCTCAAAATAAATACATAATCGACATTGGTACGAAGAGCCGGCTGAATACCGAGAGGAAACTGCATGGTAATAATGAAGAACACTTTGAGCCAACGACCGTTCATGAACAAATAGCGAATGTTCTTATCATGAGTCCATGAATCATCATACATACAATCATCCAAAATCAAGAAAGCTCGAGGGTCAATATTAGACTTAATACCTTTTTCCAAATCTTGCTGAATACGTTGCATCACCAATTTCTGGCGTTTCACAAAATTTGCCAAAATAACTGGATTGTATTCACCATGAATGAACATGGGAGGTACAATCTTTTTAAAGAAACCGTTTGACTCTTCTGTTCCGGAAATGACACATCCCATAGGCAGATCTTGATGATGAAACAATAAATCACGAACAAGAGTGGACTTACCGGTACGACGACGTCCAATAAATACTGCCACCGCATCTTGCGGAATGGATTTCATCGCAAACTTCCGGAGATTAACATTTACACCACCTTGTGTTGCCATACTAGTATCGCTCATCAATTTGTCGTGCGCTTGAGAAACACGCTCACAAGTCTGCGAATCAAGGAGATGAAAGCAGTACGAAAGTCACTTCTTCAAGATCCATGTCGAAGTCGTGATCTTACTGACAACGAGAGAGAGACGTTTTCAAATTATGATCATTTACAACGCTACTTTCCTGCTCTTGACTTATTTACCATCCCTAAATCTGCTCTTTCTCATAAAAATATGGAACTTCCTACTAAATATCAAATTACTCAATGGATTTCACAACATCATCCTAAAATTTGGAGTGCAATGCGTGTCCCTGTATCTTCTGATGTAAGCGCAGATCCACCTGATGCGGAATCATGCGATGTCTTTGTTAAAACGGTTCATTTATTGAATCCAATCGATATCATTAAGGAAAAATACGTATGCCCTGAACATCCTCTTCTCCCACAAAGTGAAAAGACCTGGAAAAGTACTCTTCTCAAGTTACATAGTCATAACAATCAAGCATATGTGGATGCAGTATGTAACTTTGTACTAAGTCGTTTTCGAGAACTTGATTTGACACCACACTGTGTGTTATCTTATGGTTCTTATACTGGAATCAGCAAGAAATATCAGTATACTATTACGAACGAATATGATACATATCGACAATGCCGTTGGTTTTGGAAAGGAATGGAATCACACAGTGCTCGTTTAACTGTTCTTCATGAAAATAAAGAAGAAATCCCTAATTTTGAAGAATTTTACAAAGAAATTACAACATGCCCGTTTCAAGAGGGGGATGAGTCTGATGTAGAGTTGGAACCTCTTGAGTTAGTGGAAGAAATTGATAGTGATACAGAATCTGTTCAATCTGTTACATTTGATACAATTGAAGAACAAGCTGATAATTCTTCCAATATGATGAATATTAATCAATCGATCGTACGCCGTGGATCGCGTCGTCGTCAATCATCCATGTCCGAATCCGACTTGGAACAAGACTCCGAATCATCTTCAGGATCCGAATCTGGCTCCGAATCAGAATCTGATTTTAGCTCTGAATCGGACGCATTGGAATTCGATATCTGTTTGGAAATACCCAATATGCCTATTATTATGATTGCGCAGGAAGCACAAGAGGGTGTGATGGATTCATTATTAGATGATGATGAAATTGACGGATTTGAACGAGAGTCGCAGGGATGGGAAGCGAGATGGATCGCATGGATGTTCCAGGTCGTTTCGGCACTTACCTTTTTACAAAGTGCGATCTGTTTTACACATAATGATCTCCATTCCAATAATATTCTTTGGAGAAAGACTGATAAAAAGTTTCTATATTATCGAAAGCGCGATGGCACTGTATGGAGAGTCCCCACGTTCGGAAAGATCTTTACGATCATTGATTTTGGACGATCGATCTTTCGTCTTGGTCGACATCTATGGGTATCCGATGATCACTGGCCAGATCAAGATGCCGGCGATCAATATAATTTTGGACCATTTTTTGATCACTCTAAACCAAAAGTGCCCCCCAATCCATCGTTTGATCTTTGCCGATTAGCTGTCAGTTTGATCGATGGACTCTTTGATGAACCGCCTCCAAAAAAGAAAGGAAAAGGCGTTCCTATCATGAGCGAGGAGGGATCTTGGAAAGTGTACGAAACCAGATCGCCTTTGTATAATCTCCTGTGGAGTTGGACAATCAATGATGCTGGGCAGACAATTTACGAAACCGAAGATGGCGAAGAGAAGTTCGATGGATTTGATTTATACATTCGTATCGCACAAGATGTTCACTGTGCTGTCCCGAAAGATCAACTTCATCGCCCCGTTTTTCAACAATTTATTTGGAAGAATAAGGTTCCTGCGGAGGATAAAGTGTATTCATTAGGTGTATAATGATATACAATTCAATAAAATATATATTTATCATATCATGAAATCCATCATATGATAAATAATAAATTAATTAAATACTTAATTGGTTCCCAAAATCGCATCGGTTCCTGACAAGGGTACGCATGGGCATCCATTGATCACAGTGGTCACACCACCATCCTGCTTGCGATAATGCTTCATGGTTCCATCCTTCACAGTATTGATGACAGATTGATCAAAAATACCGAGACGCGGAGCATATCCCGTATTCGGACTAGAATAATTCTGGATGCGATTAAGGAAATCACCGGATTGAGCTTTATTCATACGACGCTGTGTAATTTGAGAAGCATCATAAATGGTTGTCGGCATGTCTACCGTATTGCGATAAAATTATACTAGCATTATCGGCCAACCAGTCGCGGAGGACCAACTTGTAGTTCCATCTCTTCTCCCATACTTACACCACTAAAGGATGGTAAACTAGTAGGAAATTCTATCACTGGAAACAGATCCGGAACAAGTATGCCTGTAAAGGCTATCAAGATTGACCCACTGATAAAATCTTGGGCAAATTGAATATTTTTGTATTCTTTATCTTTGTATCTTGCTCCAACAAAACTCATCACAATGAAAAGGATTCCTCCCACAAGCATCCACGGGAACCATATCGGCATCATTTCCAGTTCGTGTGAGAAAAACACACCCCTCTTGTCCGCACTACAATTCTTCATAATCATCCATTCCAATTGATTCGGAGGGTCCATTTAGTTCATCCAATGATTCCGCATCGATATCTAATGACGTTCCTTCTTCTTCCAGGATTTGTAAAACTGGACCGGATTCTTGTTCGGATGGAACAGTTACGTCTTCTGTTTCTTTTGGTTCCATAATCAAATCGGAATCCGCTGGATGTTCCGAATCAAACATAGCATTGAATTCTCCAAATCGTACCGTAGGCTTATCATCAATTGTAATGACAGGTGTGGATGGTTGTACAGATGGAGTGGGTGGAACAACTGGGATATCAATTGGTGTGATCATTGGAGCGGGAGATGGTTCAATCGGAGCAGATACAACAGGATCGGATACAGCAGGGGATTCAGAGATACTTACTGGTTCTGGAACATTAATTTCCTCTTTCTCTTCTTTCTTCTCTGGCTCATCCTCATCGCTATCCTCATCATCTTTTGATGGAATGGAATCAGATGTCGAATCACGATTTACAAAATCTTTCAAAATCGACTTCACTGGTACCAAACTGCGCACTGCTTGAATGATTCCCTCATTTAACATATTTTCAATGGTACGATAATTTTGTTGTTTTTCAATGCCCGGAATACCATCACGAAACAGGTATGTTGAACTCCATAATAGTTTTGCCGTTTCACACAATACTTTAAAAAGGAAATGTTCTACCTTTGGAACATTGATTTCCACTTTCTTATTATTGGTAGAAAGACGAATCGCAGTTAATACTTTGGTATGCGCGATAAAAACTGCAGTTAGAAGATCTTCTAAATAGTCACATCCAGAATTGACCTGGATAAGATGAATCTCATTCGAAACCTTTTCCATATTCCAATCATGAATTTCGTTCAAATAGTTTTGGAACTGCCATAAAGCCCGTTTTGGTTCTTGAATCATAACTCTCTTTGCTTTTTCAAGTAGATCAACATAGAATTGAAAATAGGCCGGAACCAAAAAGACACAAAGTTGTTTGGTATACTCGGTACGAGCATCGGAATACACAGAAAGGACTGAGTCACGATTCATTCTTCTTCCTTCTGTGGTGTTGTCGTGACCTTATCGAACGCACGTCGATCCAATGTACTTCCTAGAAAGGCCCACAATGAACCAGCCAATTCTGTACATGTACCGTAGTCTTTTAAGATACGATCATCCGACAATAATGAATGAATAAATAATTCGGGATGGTAACCTTCTTTAATATAATGTGGCAACTTATTGGAAGATAACTGTTTTAATTCCTCTCGTTCTCTTTGTCTATGCTCAATCATACGTTTCCATGTATCTGGATATTGAAGTTGTAGTTGTGCGCACTGTTTTACACGACGATAGGATAATTCGTTTATTGTTAGATATTCTTTTATCTCCTCTCGATTTAATCCTCGAATGGTGGAAAGGTATTGATCCAAATCGATCCATGTTGGAAGACGAATTCGTTTCATTCGACAACGTGAACGAATCGGCTCTTGGAGTCGACCTGCGTCACGACATTCTAAAATAAAGAGAACTTCTGATGCGTGTGTTTCAAGAATTCGACGAAGGAATGCTTGTGCCTCAGGTGTCAAATCATCCGCACCTTCTAACCATAAAATCGCAGGTTCGGTTCGACGAGCCCAAATATGAAGTTTTTGTCGACCATCTCGAAGTGTTCGATCTTTTCGACAAGGACATACAAACAATTGTTTTCGCACTTCTTGTGCATACTTCTGGATCCAGTAACTTTTACCGCATCCAGGAGGACCTGTGACAATTAACGGGGTATGGTCCATTTACCAATATAGGGATGGACGGGTTTATGCTCTGCGATTAAATGAACGAATCGCAAAACCAAGTACTACTGCGGCGGTTCCTGCGGCAACACCCCATAGAACTTGCTGATTTTGAGACGCCCATTCATTCCAAGAAACGCTTTCTACATTAGTTTGTTCAGTGTTAACTTCTGAAACCATAGTAACATTTTCCTCTACCTGTTCAGTATCACCAGGTGCATCATAAACATGTTCGGATGGCATGATTACTGTACAGTTGACACCGAACGTCTTTAGATCGATTTTTTCTTCAGAATCGCTACATAGATTCCATTATGCCATGCACGTTGTTCAGGGCTTCCAAAAATAACATCACGATCGTTCCACGTGGTTCGAATCTCTTTGCTATACAATACTTCCAAATTCAACTTTGTAAAAGATTCTAATGTTCCCTCACGAACCTGTCGCCAATTCCAATCATCCACAATAAATACAAATGTATCATCTAGACAATCATAAAAATGAGTTAACGCACGACCATGATTTTCCTTAGAGTGTTCTCCATCATACATATAAATATTGAAGGATGGCAAACCATCTACTTCAACTTGATAGCAATCCTTCTCAATAAACATAGCATAGTTTGAACCTTTGTACTTCTTAAAGTTTGCTAAAAATTCACCCTTTGGACCACCAAACTGGCTCCAATTATCAATACATACTACTTTTGCTTGATTTCCACACATCGCGGAACAAACCGATGAACCCTTCCATGTTCCAATTTCCAGATAACGAGCATCCTCACGATTCAATAGATTATTATAGAAATGACGTGTCTTAATACCTGACATTCCTTCCATATTAATAATCTCTTCTGTAATCTTTGATTCACCTCGCTCTGCTTTTTCAAAGGACTGTTCTACATGTGCTCTAAGTTCCTCCATTTGTCATGTTATCTTTTTATATCTTTATATCTCTTAATGCGAGGATAAGAACTGGCGGTATTCCTCTGTGCGTAGCACGGTCATAGTGCCATTTCTCCTCGCTTAATGCGAGGATAAGAACTGGCGGTATTCACGAATAGCCGCCTCATCTAACGCAGCATTCTTACTAAGACTTTGCATGAGAGGATTATTATCCACCGCTTCGACTGCGGAATATGTATTTCGTTCGCGACTTACATCCAATTTGAGAGGGACACGATATTCTACACGGCCAATATCACCGACTCCTGGTGTAATATCTAATGAACGATTAACTGCTAATGCGCGGTCATTGATCACATCCGCATCTAACTTCTTGGACCATTGCTTACCTGGATCACCATTGAAGGTTGCCGAGTTGCCTGAACCCGCAATTGGTTTGCGACCACGAGCAATCTGCTCCTTGTTCGGATTGGTACGCATGTTGTATGCATAAGTTGGATCCATTGAATCAGACCAAGCTCCGTTTCCTCCTGGACCCGTCCATGAAAGACCCGCAGACAATTGAGCCTTCTGTGTTGGTTTGGCAATGTCATCCGGATCATATACTTTTAGACGCTCTGGAGCAGAACTAGCCGCCATGATACCCATACGATCCAGATAAATGGTTGATTCTTTCACAGTGGTACGAGCAATGTCTTTCGGATCCCATACCGTGATGGCCGCCGCACGATCCGCATGTGTAATGGGTGTACCTGTCATACGAATATTACCAATGGTCTCACTTCGACGAGTCGGGCGTGAATCATCTGCATATCGTGACATACCCAATCCATTTTCAGCAGGTACCGCATTGAGTGCCATAACACGCTCGGAAGTTTCATTACGCTCATTTGGACGGATCTCAATGGCAGACTTACCATAATCTGCTTTATCCGCGCCAGTGTCTTTTGTATAATAACTTGTCATATCCGCATTACGATATCCAGCTCCGCCATATTGTTGTGCCATTGGCATACGATAAGAACCGGTCACATAACTCTCTCCAAAATCCTGAGAAGACGCTACACCTCCATATTCAACGGAGGTTTCTGGACGAACGGTATGAGGCATAACTTGTGTTGAACGAACGGTTTCTTTAATCAAATCACCAGTTGTTGTAAAATAACGCTCACCCGTCTCATCAATGTAAAATGTATCAGGCTTGTATCGACGAACTTCACCAATATCTTTCAATTCCGCATTGGTGCCAATAAAATGCTGTCCAGGTACCATTGGGGTATCATAGGTTTCCTTTGGATTAGAGAGAACACGTAGATCATTGGTATCCTTTGGACGCATAATCTCGTTGATCTCCAATTGTTGGAATCCGCCTTTGCCTGCGAATCCAAACTTTTCACCCAAACCGGCTCCCACTTTGGTCGGTTCAAATGGACGCTCTCCGTTACGAACCACTGGAGCTTGAGAGGAAATACGAGACTGAAAAAAATCAGTATTGTCTTCCATGCCATAGGGATTTCCATATGGCGCACGTGATGTCTCGAACATATTTTCCACTTCACGCTTCTTCAATTGAGTTGAACCCGTTCCATTGTACATATCGAGGACACTTGTGTTAGATTGAGGGGCAATGTTTTGTTTGATGCGACCACCAAAGAACGGTTGCATATTGTTATGTTTGTATTCAGCGGAGGCGATACGTTGGCCAGATAAGGGGCTAATAACGTATTCGCTATCCATATAATTTGGATTAGCCTCCGTATTGTCCGAACGGTATTCTGTCATAGGAATATTCGATTCAATTGGAGAGGGAGAGGGTGTCGTACCCGGAAGGAATCCAGGTGCGTAGGGTGGCTGATTGGAAGCATAACCTAGTGCGGTGCCGTATGGTCCATTGCTTGGCTCGGAAGGGTAGGTATGACCATTTGGCATTTGATACATCATATCAAGTTCAGGTCCGAATCCGGTTGCGGCAGCACCTCGTGGAGCAATTGTTAAAGCATCTCCATTTGGGCCACGAGCGGCAGGTAAAAATCCTTCACGAACCGCTTGTTGACGAAAAAGTGGACTTGTATGATCCGTGGGAGGATTCGTGTGTGATGAAGGAACAGAGGGCGCTACTTGTTTCTTTTTTTGGCCTGTTTTGGAGACCATGACGCCTAATCCGAGAAGACCAGCTAGAGCAGCGACTTCCATACTATCAGTTTCTTCCTTTAATTTTTTGATAAAAGACGAGAGAGCATAAACCGGATTACCCTAGACATACCAGGAAATGGCTATTCAATTAACCTTAGAACAAATTAATACGTTTTTTAAAGGTAATACAATATGGACATCGGTCACAAATTATGGCTATCGATTATATACTTTGAATATGCTAAAAAGTCTCGTTCCATTTGGTCTTAATCGTACCGTTCTTCTTCTTTGTTTGGATCAACAATCTGCCGATTGGTTTCAAAGTAAAGGGTATAATGTAATTACTACCAATGAGACGCATGCGCGATTTTGTTCTTGGAATACTCCAGGTTATGAACAAATTTGTTATCTTAAACTGGAATGGATCTATCGGTTGTTATCACTTGGTAAAAATGTATTAATAATTGATGGTGATATTGTATTTTTAAGAAATCCAATGGATGATGTTCAACGATGGGATGCGAATACTCAATTTGATGGATGGATTCAAAATGATGCTCAAAGTGATCAAATTAAAAATAATCTTTGTAC